GCCCTCTTCCGAAACGATAAGCTTCGGTGAGATAATCGGGAGATGACGGGTGAACATTCCATGCGATTGTGTTTCGAAGAACGTTTTCCATTGCTGACGGAGAATCTCGCTGGCTCCCGACGTATTGCGGTTGCTTGGATAAATCTCCTTCCAGACTTCCGGGTCAGTCAGCACGGCAAACACAGACTGATGTCGGTCAACGAAGTTTCTGATCCCACGCTCGAATCCACGTTCGGTTAAGATCCGCTTCACCACCTGCATACGTTTCGAATCTGCATCTTCTGGACGGTAGTACGGGTCTAACATCCACATCATCAAATCCGAGCCACGCTGCACAGTGACTTTGTTACGGTCGAACTTCTTCATCTTACCGCCGTAGAAGGCGTTGAACATTGCCCAGAATCGCGGACTGACGAAAAACTCCATCTCCTCTGGGGCACGAATCCAGACTTCAGATTCAATGCGGTGTTCAGTTACAGCATACCCGCACGTTGGGCAGACAACTCCCAAGTTATAGCGATGGGCAATCGGACGCTCACAGGTGATACTGCAAATCGGTGCACTGTTGAGCTGCTCATCGCGAATGCGGTTTTGCACCAACAAATCAATTTCTTCAGCGACTTTAATCGGGTCACCAGAACGCGCTACGTCATTGATAACCGTTGGCGGTTTAATGTTCTTCGCAGCTGCTTCGATGAACAAATCCTTCAAGTAGTTATCTTGGCATTCTAGTCGGCCCGAGATGCCGTAGAACTTAGGGGCTTTATGCACAGATTCCTCACTAACAAAAAAAGAGGGAAAAGCGGGGGCGTTAACCCCCGCTTTTTTTCTTACACGTTAACTACGCAGCACCTTACAGGGTGAAGGAGTTGGTAGTCAGGTTCAGGCTGAAGCTGTCGAAAGAACCGTTGCTGCCGCCACCAGACAGAACGAAGGTTTCGTTGCCGTTGTTGGTGAACAGGCTGTTGCTCATTGCATCGTGTGCTTCCACACCGTTCAGCTGCCATGCAGACACAGCAGAGCGTACGCTGTCCAGCAGGGTCTTAGCGAACACCGGATGAATTGCCATATCCAGAGATTCACCAGTAGGACGGAACTCACGACCGCCGTACATAGACGCAGCCAGCTTCATCAGGTAGATGCGCTGTTCTTTCTGATCCATCTGACGGTTAGAGAATGACTGCGCATGCATGTAGCGGTACGCATCAGACTGCTTGTCGCCGAGGTGGGTCAGTACAGACACCAGATCCATGTCGCTGACAGAACGCTTCTCGCCAGTACCTACGTAGATACCTGCGATGGTCGGAACTGCGGCTGCGATGATGTGGCTGGTTTTCAGCTCAGTCACGCCACCAAGGTTCGCGGCCAAGACGTTACGGAACTTGGTGTCGCCCGGGAACATTGCGTCAGCAACGTTCAGCAGCTGTGCCAGAGAGTTCACGTTACCGGTTGCGATTTCCGCCAGCAGCGTTGACAGACCGCCCAGACCGTTACCAGCACGATGGGTTACAACCAGCGCAGCCTGAGCTGGGCAGAAGGTATCCAGTGCCATATCGATCGCGTCACGATTGCCGTCCAACTTCTTAACATCAACTTTCTCACCGCCCCAGCTCAGGTACGATGCTACCGCAGAGAACTTACGGTCGCTGTTGTTCAGAGAGTTTTTCAGCTCTGCACGCCAGCCGCCAATCTGTGCGATGTCAGCGAATGCTGCCAGTGCCAGAAGGTGACGTTCGTACGGTGCTTTAGAACCGGCCATCTGAGAATCGGTCAGCGTGACAACCACTTCGCCCTGCATCTGCTTCAGGTCAGTAACACCCTGCTGCTGAGGTTTCAGGCCAGTGTAACGCAGGTTAACGAAACCAGTTGCTACGGTCTTAGGCAGTGTACGGTCGCCGCCATTGCTCAGCAGAGTTGGACCTGCTTCGCTCTGGGTTTGCTGCTGATGGTTAACAGACAGTGCGAAACCAGCACGCTGTGGGTGAGCATTGCTGTCCGCGATAACGCCGGTTGGTACGCCAGCAACGTTGATTGCGAAACGGTCTGCTTTAGACAGTTTAACATCGCCCAGTGCGCCAGCGATACGACCAGCGATACCGGTCAGCATCTGACCCATCAGCTGCAGTGCCCATGCGTCGTCCATCTGCTTACCGAGATCCGGTACGGAGTTCAGGCAGATGAAGGCCATGTTGCTGATGCCGTGTTTATCGGCAGCGGCTTTCTCAACGCTTGCCAGAACGTCTTTGTTCACCAGACTGGCGATGGTGTAGTAAGACTCAACGTTGTTGTTGATAACCACACGCATGCTGTCGCCCTTCTCGAACAGGACGATACCGTACAGCCACTGGTCATTACGCTGCAGAGCAACGTACGCCGCAGAAGCGAAGTCAGACTGGGAGATGGTATCAACCATGCCAATCTTAAAACGGTCCAGTTTGGCGTTCGGGTTTTCTTTCGCGTGGTTCGCGATACGGGTGACGAAATCATTCGCCATGGAAGAAACGGACTGCCAGCCGAAAGCCTGGTCCATCGTTACAGAGGCACCCAGGCTACCGAAGTCCAGAGAGTTGGAACCTTCGTTAACTGGTGCTGAATAAGCCGGTGCAGACTGCTGAGTAGTGGTAGTCTGAGCAGCTGGAGTTGGGGTAACTTCTTTGACCATGGTATATATTCCTTAAGGATTTAATAGAGTAATGTAGTACATCACGGGAATAATATCTGCCTGTGATATTTTACAATGTGGGTAAGCCGTCGCTTTGAACACATATACAGACAGTTTCACCGTTCTGTCACATAGATAATATCAATCTGTAATTATTTAGATTGTGGGGATTTCCTATGTGCAACCAAAGGAGACAGTCATGTTCAGTCACGCCGATTTAAATCAGGCCGCAATCAAAGGCATCTACGCGGACCCGTCCGCTATACAGATTGCCGCTGCTGTAAAAAATAACCAACAACGTATCCGCAGCTTCTTAGAACGTGCAGGTACCCGAGTTGATTCCAACCATTTGATTCTGGAGTTAATCACCAATGTAGGCTACGCGGGAGAAATCACGTACGACAATGTCGAATGGGCCTGCATGAGAAAACTCGCCGGAATCGGTAACGCGCTAAAACTTTCCTCGGTGGGAGAATTCGGCCAAGTACACAATGGCAAATTCATCACCGGCCAAGATGAGATCATTTCGCTGGTTGCACGCCCGGTTGATCCCAATCTGTCTTTTCAGGACTACACCCCGGCTGTCTACCTTTACCACGAGTATACCAATCTGAACTGGCAACTGGGTACGGGCAAACCGCAAGGCGTGAGTATCATTGAGATTAACTTGGTGGCCCTGCTCTGGCAATACGCCAAAGGGGTGGAATACTACCAGCGAACCAAAACACCTATAACGTCTCCGGTTTACGCACAACAACACGTAATCGCCCGGATGCTGCCCTCGTACATGGATATCGCATTTCTGAATATCCACCGTTGGGTCGCAATGGGACTGGAGGTGGAGAAAGACACCCCAACCCGTGTTGTCCCTGTACCTCCGTTACGCGACCTTGCAGTGCGTCACGCCACCAAGATAGACGAAGCCCTTAAAAGAGGCTCGCCACTTCCCGGTGTGGTACTGAGACACATTCCACAGTTCTTCTCTACCTACGAACCCTCAACCGCCATTGACCGTATCCTCTTTAGAGAAAGCGGGTCGACACTGCAATCGAATTGGCCTCGGGAGATTGTGAACTGGGAGTGGGCGTTATTCTGTTATCAGTACGATAACCCGGCCATGCAGAAAGACAAGTCTAACCTGAAGGTTGACCTTGAGCGCTTTGAAGATCTGCGGGTACTTGAGAAACTCAAGCGTCCAGTGCAGAACCACTACAAGCACAGTCTCCTGTTTCCGCTTTATCGTATCCTTGAACAAAATTAGCAATTCTTTCCCCTGCGTGAAACACCCGTTAGGATGCTTCATATAATAGGGTAATAAAACCTGCACCGTTTGGTGCAGGGCTTTCTTTTTTATTAGTCTGCCACGACAGGAATGATTCTGGCATGGTTATCAGCGCGCACAGACAGCACAGGCAGGCCAGAAACAAAGTCATCGTAGGAAAGGTCACGATAGACCAATTGCTGCTTCACATGGTCTGCTGTGAGCGTCTTAGGCTCCACCGTGCCTGCAGGCACATCAATCATGCCAATCACAACACTGTACAACTTCTCAGTGTTTCGACCAATAAAGACCTGCTTACCGAAATAGCTGCCCTGATCCATTTCAAAGTCAGGATGCTGCTTTAAGAACTCACGGGCAGCCGCGTACGCGGTGCGATGCAATGTCGCCCCGAGTGGCGTATCAAAACTCCCCGGTGAGGCACAGTAATGCAATTTACGAACAGAAACCATGGTTACTCCTTAATGATTAAGTTGACGATAACGCATGAAACGATCCGAGCACAACTTATCCACAGCAGTCTTTCGGTAAGTTCGCACTGAGATATCTTTTCCGTCTTCACGGATGGTAATAGCAAAATCAGGAAGCTCAATGAGGCGGGACGCGATAACAGGTACCCCACCGTCGCTGAAGCTGAAGCTTGCATGGTCCTCATCGTTAACCAGTCGGTTAATCAACTCCACGATGACTTCTTCTTCCGTTTGCCGACAGATGCTGAGACACTGCTTATCAACATCGGCATGGATTAGGTACTCTTTCACTCTGCATCCTCCCGCACAACCCCGTGAGACTCAATCATCTTTTTCTTTTTGGGGTTGAACGCAGTAAAGCGAACATTGGTTGGGGAAACGTGGTGACAGATAATCTGTTCCAGTCCACGCTCCTCCAACTCCCGGCGCATCTCTGAGGCCATGGCGTGCGCTTTCGCCACAGCCTTCTGATCGTTGTAGTTCATTTATTCGCCAAGTAGGTGACCCGGAAGGGATGCTTGTCGCCTTTGACAACGACATCCTTTATCTGTACGCCCTGTGCTGCGTATTCCAACGCAGCCGTTCGCACCTTCTCTTCGTAGATGGCCGTGAGCTGAGGGTACCCTTTCTTCGCCACGTATTCATGCGCGGTGCGTGTCAGGTGTTCCATCTCATGCGGGCTGAGTGTAATCGCTTGCGTGTTCACATTGTGCACAGCGCGAAACACCAGTCCGTCTTTCCCCTCGAAGTGGCAATCCACCCGAGCTAGGCCCGGGCAATCACGTAACTTGTTCAGGTACTGCTCAACTGCATTACGAATCTGCTTTTCAATCTTCGTCGATAGCATCCTCGTCGTCCTCGTCTTCTTCCTCGTCTTCCCACAGCTCTTCACCGTCGTCGGCAGCACGCAGTTGCTCCATGACATCTTCGATAGAGGCTCCGTAGTAGTCTGACAACAGACGCGTACGGTTCTTATCAATCATGAACACACCCAAGCACTCCAGCGCATGGTAATAAGGTTCTACGGTTGCGAACGCAGAACGGCGAACATCTGCTACGGAGCTAAGATCTTCTGGCAGACCGAAGTTCTCAATCAGGTAGCCCGGGATAACCAATGTGGTATATTTGCGATAGTTGGTTTCTTCAAACCAAGCCTTCGCGCCGTTTTTGATAATCGGGTCTTTAATGCTTTCCAGCCAGTCGTTGATTGCGGTTTTGTTCTGGAGGTTAACCGGAAGCTTCACGCAGTCGTACGGTGGTTCTGGTAACATGCCATACTTCGGTCCGAAGATGGTGTTGTACATGCGATGGTAGTGGTACTGCTTCTCGTCACCGGTATAGGCCGAACGGTCTTTGATGTTCGTGGTTTTCAAGAAGTCACCGTTACCGGCTTTGATGGAGTCCATTACATTGTGTTCGATGCTGGCCACTTTCTCCAGCAGGTCCACAATCTTAATCTTCTCACCGGCTGCTACCTGCACACACAACTGCTTAATGGTTTTCTTGAACTCACGCATGATGATAGGCGGGATGTTCGAGGTACGCAGGGATACCCCTTTGACTTCGAGTTCCGGCTCTTTCTTCAGCTGGCCTTCCTGCCCCGTGATAATGGAGAAGTAGTGCTTCGCTTTGGTGGTCAAGGCAAACGAGTCAAACTTATACTCGTTCTTCATGGCGTACAGGAACAGGCGTTTCTTCGCCACGCCTAAGTTCACCGACATGCTGGCCATCAGGTGACGCAGGTGCTGCGTTGCGATGTAGATCATGGCATCCGATACACGGGTCGCCTCTTCACCGTAATGCTTGCCTGTGAACCACTGTGCCCACCACTGTGCAGTCATCATGGTGGAGTCCGTATCTGATACCACACCCACGTTACGAATCACATCAGGCAGACGCGCGATATTGATTGGCAGGTTCTTGGTGGTCAGGACGTTTTTGATAAGGCAGCTGTATTCACCGATGGTCTTTTGCAGGAACAACGCCGAGCGAATCAGCTCTTTGTATTTGTCCTGTACTTCCCACGGCAATGGCACCTTGGTCTCATCGTTAATCAACTTAACGTCTTTGAACGATTTACCCTTTGGCACGATATCTGTACGGAACTGGGAGATGATGATTTTCATGTCCCCGTCTACAGATTTCTCAGCGGCTTTCCAGTCTGTGATTTCTTCTTCACAGGCCATGTCCTTGGAAATCAAGGCACCGATGAAGCCACGCATGAATTCGTCGTTGTATTTCGCCAGATGGAAGAAGTCACCCATGTAGACGAAGGCCGCACGCGCCATGTCGTGTGTGCGTTCAACGTAGTGACGAATCTTCGCCATGTTCTCTTCTGAGCGCCAGTAATCCTTCGCTGAGTATTCGATGACTTCCATGGTTTCATCAACCGTCGGCACATGCAGACCGTATTTGTCCATGCACGCTTTGAACTCAACGAAGTCGGTGAGTGTCGAGATGCTGAGGAAGTGGTCGATAACACGCGAGGCATTGTCGTAGTGACGACGACCGCCCAGCAGACGTTCGTTACCGGCGTTACCAAACGAGGTCGCCGTACGGCACGTCGATGTCAGTGTAGAGTGCGCTGACTGGTTAAAGAGAATGGTGTACGGTGAGGAGAAGGCACCTGACATCCCGTTGTTCAGGGTTTTAACGGCGTTCTGCTCGTTCTTTTTGTTGGTACCCAGAACCGGATTACCGGCTGCGTAGGCATCCTGCATCTCACCTTTGATCACGCCACGTTTACGCACGTTATCGGCGGTAAACTCGGAAAGCTTAGAACGCTTTGCCGTCTCTGGCATGTAGAAGGTTAACGACGGCGCAAAGATAATGTCCTTTTCGATAACCTTACGGAATAACTTATCAACCGTGGTGTATTTCTCTTCACGGTCACCTGTGTTGGGGTTACGCACCCACATCTTACAGGTCGGGTAGCTATGCTGCAGCTCACCCTCGGGCCCGAACATGCTATTAAGCTGTTCGCGGATATACTCTTCGGTGTATTCCCCGCCGAGCATGGTAAAGATATAATGGGCAACTTGTTGCAGGTACGCGTCTTGAATATCAATATCGCGGTCGTACTCGTCTTCCGTTAGCCGGAAGGGTTCTTGGTAGCTCACGGCTAACTCCTGTCCAAGTCTTCATCTATAATAGATAACGCTGCTGTGAAAAAAAAAAGAAGAACCTACCGCCGAAGCGGTAGGCCTTTCTTAACCGGCCATGTTGTCAACGATTTCGTATTTGACATCGCTGAAACCACGGGCAGCCAGAGCTTTGGTCATGAGGTCAAGCTCATCGCGGTTATCCAAGGTCACGGTAAAGTTCACTTGGAGGTTCTTGATGATTTTGACTTCACGGAGCCACACGTCAGCCGCGACATGTAACTTGTTCTGGCTATCGGTGTAGAGCAGGAACAAGCTCTTCTCGATTTTGTTCTCAGGCTTACTGACCAGTGTCGAGTAGATGTTGTTGTGCTTAACGCGAACATCCTCTGTCTTCTGTGCCTGATTGTAACCGATGTAACCCTGCACCACGACGCGGGACTCCTGTGCCAGAGCCTCCGTATCGTAGATGAGGTTAACCACTTGTCCCGGTTCGAACTGCTTAACATCAACTGTCATTTTCGCCCTCTTCAACTTCAATGAGCATTTTCATGTCCAGCATCGCTGTGTCCAACCGACCCGCATCCACCTTCACACGAATCGCTTTGATGCGATGACGATGGGCTTTGGTGAACATCTCCAAAGTGTCGCCGAATTCGTTAAAGATGATTTGAGACAGGTCTTGGGCAAAGCGGCTGATGGTGAATGAGACAATGCCGTCCACCACATCGAAGTTCCCCTTGTTCATCTCCTGACAGATTTCCGCTACCGGTTCCAGTTCATGGAAGATGTGGTCATTGACCTCACCCTCATCAAACTTGGAGCGAAACTTCCACTGGCGATGTTCACGGAGCACCTTCGCCAAAAACTCCTTGAGCTGTGACCGCTGACTAGCCGGCCAGTGCACAGGAACTTTGGATTTGGCGGACAGCACTAAGCCATCGTAAGCGGAGTCGAACAAAGCCTCTGGCGTGAAGTTGATGGGGTTCACTTCAAGCGAGAAAGGTGCAAGAC